TAGAATTAACTATAGATGATACTGGACTTAAATACAGGTTTGAAGCACCTAACACAGCTCTAGGTGATGAACTGTTAGAAGGTCTTAGAAGAGGTGATATTAGTACTTCTTCATTTGCCTTTACTATCGGTAAAGATACTTGGACTAAGAAGGAAGATGGTAGCTATTTAAGAACTATCAATAGCTTCAAAGAATTATTCGATGTATCACCTGTATATAAAGAAGCATATCCAGATACATCTGTAGCATTAAGAAAGATGCAGGATTTAGAGAGCGAGGATTTAAAAGATTATTTCGCTGGACTTAGAAACAAGGTGGCTTAAATGAACACACTGGAACTACTAGACAAAAAAGAACTGCTGAAAAAGAGAGCAGAGGAAATTATATCTGGTGCTGAGAAGGAAGTAAGAAAGCTAAATGCTGGCGAGCAGGTGGAATTTGATGCACTTACTAAAGAAGTGGCAGATATAGATATTCAGATTAGGAAGATTGAAGAAGATAACCTTAAACAAACAACACATACAACTAATACTATGAAGGAAAAGTTTTCACTTTTAAAGGCTATCAATGATGTAGCCAATAACAGACAATTAGACGAGAGAGCACAGGAAGTAGTAACTGCTGGTATCGCAGAAATGCGCAAGGCTGGTCAGTCTTATAGCGGACAGATTGTACTTCCTATCGAGGAAAGAGGTGATATTAAAGCTACTGTAGCTACAGCAGGACAGGAGAATGTAGCAGAAGATAAGTTGGGTATTCTTGAACCATTGAGAGCAAGTTTAGTATTGGCACAAGCAGGTGCTTCTTATATGACTGGACTTGTAGGTAATGTTTCTATTCCTGTTTATTCTGGTTCAAATGTAGGCTGGGCTGGTGAAGTTGATGCTGCTTCTAATGGCGGTGGTACATTCTCAGAAGTAAACCTAGAGCCTAAAAGACTTACTGCATATATCGACGTATCTAAGCAATTCTTAATTCAAGATTCTAATTCTGCTGAGGAAATGCTAAAGAGAGATATTGTTTCAGCTATTGCCAACAAACTTGAAGCTACTATTTTGGGTAGTGAAGCTGGTGATGCAAAGAAACCTGCTGGTATGCTTAATGCTGTAGTAGCAGATAGCAATGCTATCACTTACAAGGATATTGTTAAGATGGAAGCTGATTTGGAAGCTAAGAATGTGAGAGGTGATATTAAGTTTATTGTTTCACCTTCTGCTAAGGCTGATTTAAAGACTACTGACAAGGGTACTGATACTGGTAAGTATCTGATGGAAGGTAATGAGGTAAACGGTTATCCAGTTCTTTCTACTTCTGCTGTAGCTGGTAAGGGCGTAATCTTCGGTAATTTTACTGATTTGGTTATTGGTCAATGGGGTGGAATTGATTTAACAGTAGACCCATATACACAAGCTGCTAACGGTAAAGTAAGACTTGTTATCAATGCTTACTTTGATGCCAAGCCTAGAAGAGCAGAAGCATTTGTTAAGAAGGTTCTTAAAGCCTAATTATAGTCTGTTTAATAAGTAGTAAGCTATGTATATAACTTTAGAACAAGCAAAGAAACACCTGCTAGTAGATGAGGATTTTAGGGCAGATGATATGTACATTCTGGACTTAATAGCTGTAGCAGAGGATTCGGTATCTAAACATTTAGACATAGCTTTAGATGAATTAGAAGTAGGTGGTACTTTACCACCTGCTATAATTCACGCTATGTTACTAATGATAGGTAATCTTTATGCAAATAGAGAACCTGTTAGTTATGGTACAGTAGTTAAGATTCCCTATAGTTATGAATATCTGATAGGACTTTACCGTAAATACACAATTAAATGAGAGCAGGAACATTACATTATCCTATTACCATACAAGAACCTGTAGTTATTAAAGATGGCTATGGTGCTAACTCTATTGATTGGAGAGATGTTATTAGCACTAGGTCTAATGTTACTTATAACAGTGGTAATAGACAGAATCAGAATAATGAAATAGTTCATTCTTATACTGTAACCTTTACTGTTAGATATTATCATAAGGTAAATGAGAATATGAGAATCCTTTGGAATGGAAAGAAGTACAGGATTCTTAGCATAAATCCAGAATTATATAAGCAATCAACCACTATAGTAACTGAATTGATAAATGAATAACATAGAAGTAGATGCCAGACAGGTAGTTTCTATGTTTGCGGATTTGACTAGTAGGCAGCAAAGGCAGGTTTATAGAAGTGCTTTGAGAAAGGGTGCTGGTATTCTGGCAATAGAAACTAAAAGACAACTAAGACAGGCTTTAGGTAGGGCAGCTTCCAGTAGAAACTGGTGGAATGGTAGAACTTTAGCAGCAGGGGTTAAATCTAATGCTGACCGAAACGGAGAAGAAGCTAAAGTACATATTATGGGGGACTTTAGATTGAAGTTCTTTGAAATGGGTACTAGAGTTAGAAGAACCACTGGTAGTAATACTGCATCTGTTAGAGGTCGGAATCCAATAAGAAGGCAGAGAGTATCAGCCAATAGAGGTAATATCAATGCGGCACATTTCTTTAGAACAGCTAAAGCCAATAAGGAAAGGGAAATCTTTGATAATATGGATAACCTTATAAGCCAGTCAATTCAGAGAATAGCTAATAGAAACAGACGATGAGTTTACAAGTAGGCAAAGCAATATATAACCTGCTTAGTAATGATGCTAATGTAACTGGCAGGGTACAAAATAAAATATATCCCTTAATTGCTGATACTGGTACTACATTTCCCTTTATTGTTTATAGAAGAACTGGTATAGAACCATCTGATAGTAAAGATAGGTTTATCTATAAGGAAGATACTTATGTAGAAGTAGTTATAGCTTCTGATAAGTATAATGAAAGCATAGAAATTGCTGACTTAGTAAAGGATGCTTTACAAGGTAAAAGGGGAATCTATTCTGGTATTAACATACAGGATATTAGAATGACTAATGCAGATGAAGATTACATAGAAGATACGTTCATTCAAAACCTTACATTCAACATAAAGACAAATGGCAGGACAAGTAATTAACGGTGGTGACTTAATGCTATTTATTGACGATAAGTCTATAGCATTTGCCACTAGCCACAAACTAAGTATAAATGTAGAAACAGTAGAAACCACTTCTAAGGATAGCGGTGGTAAATGGGTAGCTAAGGCTGCTAGAAAGATTAGCTGGAACTGTAGTACCGAGAACCTTTATTCTAATGATGGTGAAGGTATGACTTTTGACCAGTTATTCGATAAGCTGACAGCCAGAACACCTATTAAGGCTGTATTCTGTTTAGAGAAAGACTACGCAACAAAGAAAGATGAAGTTCCTTCTGGTGGATGGTTGCCAGCCACTACTGGAACATATTCGGGTAATGTTATTATTACAGCACTTGAAGCTAATGCACCTAATGGAGATAATGCAACATTTACAGCTTCATTTGAAGGTGTTGGAGCACTTACAAAGACAGCATAATTATAAGCCTTTATATCTCTAGGTTATGGAGGTGTAAAGGCTTTATTATTTAATACTTATTGATATGACTATTAAAGGACAAGACTACAAACTGAAATATACTCTTAGAGCCTTATTTATCTATGAACAGATTACAGGTAAGGCATTTGAGTTAAAGACTATCACAGATGAATATCTATTCTTCTACTGTGTCTTAATGGCTAATAATCCAGACAGTTCACTAACCTTTGAGGAACTGATAGAAGCCATAGATGAAGATATGGGTATTATGGTAGAGTTCCAGAACTTCTTAAAGAAGGAACTGGAGAAGCAGCAGCTATTCATTACTAATAATACGGATGCTAAAAAAAAGTCCTAACCACTAAGGAGATATATTCAGCCTTAGTAATAGAAGGTGGACTAGACCCAGAATATGTACTAGATAAGATGCAGATGTATGAGTTAGAACCATTGATTAGCAATCTACATAGGAAGGACAGAAATAGCTGGGAACAGGCTAGAATGATAGCTTATGTAATTGCACAATGTAACAGCACTAAGAAGTTAAAGCCTACTGATATAATGCAGTTTACTTGGGATAGTGATACTACAGGAGAAACATCTATTAGTAATGAAGATATTAAGAGATTGAAAGAGAAAGCTAAACAATATACAACACATAATTAAATATGGCTGATTTAGTAACCAGACTATTATTAAATAGTAGTCAATTCGATAACAACATAAGACAGTCCACACAACAAGTACAACAGTTTCAGCAGGTAGGAAGGAAT